AGATGTAGGTGTAGTACCTGCACCTTTTTTAATATTGTCTATAGGTTCTAATTTATCTCGTAGTTCAGGATTAAGTGACTCTTCTAATGTTTTAGACGTAGCACCTTTAGGAATTTCTCTACCGTCACCATTAAAGCCGTAAGGCGATACTGGATCGCCCCTTTCATCTTCTTGTAATTCTTTAGGCATAGCAGGATCAAAAGAGACATTATCAACTACCCCATCAGGAAGTTCCGTAGGATCAACAGTTAAAGGAAAATTATTCTTTGCAAATAATACATCTACTATCTGTCCATAGGCAGCTAATGTTTTTGTTTTAGTTACCTTAATAAATACACGAGATTTTTCCGCTTCAGTAAACTGAACGTCAGGACCATATAGACCACGATAGTTGCGATAAGCTCTAAGCCAACGTTCTTCATCTTGTCTACGATAGTCTTCTGCACGATGATATCGTTGCATAATAAATGGAATTATCTTAGATGTATCTGCGTCTTCTTCTATGGAGTTATCTGTATCCTCAAGAACTACTGCATCGTCCTCAATAAATACTTCGTTATCTTCTGCCATTTATTTTTCCTTAATATCCAAATGTTGCATCTGCTACTCTCATACCAGTAGACGGTCTACCCATAGGATCATAATCAAATACACTGAAACGAGGTCTTGACATTATACCATATCTTAAAGCATCATACAAGTGGTCTTCTGAATGTGTGTCAATATCTTCTGGATTCTTTTTATCTATAGGTAACGCAGGTAGTTGTGAGATTAAATTTGTACAAGTTTCAAAAAATACTAATCTAGGTTCTTCTGTAAACTCATCTACCTGTAAACGTCTGTGTATTTCATTTTTTCCCGATACTCTTGAACCTTTTGATCTATCGGAAGGACGCCATCTGCAACCTTTCATAATCATCTGTTCAGCTAAACTAGGTCCAGTATCTCCACGTTTGTGCCACAAGCTAGAGTCTAGTACTCCGTATTTAATGTTTCCATCACCTGCCTCTAACTCTAGTACCATGTCAGCTAAATCTGTAGCAAGAACTTTACTTACATATAATTCTCTATATACAATTAACTTCTCATCAGGAGATACAGCAAACCAAATTACACCAGACTTACTTCCATATCCATAATCACATGCTCTAAACTTTACCCAGTTACTAGGAATGTCAAAGGGTTCAATTACATGTATGTTTCTATCGAACTCTGTAAAAGCTGCACCTTCTTTAATATCCCAGTCACCGTCTAGTAATTGTCTTCTTTGCTGTTCGGGAAGTGACAGTAACATTGCTTCGTAGTCACCTTGTCTAGATAGATATGGATTATCAGAAAGACGTGCAGGAATAAACTTACGTTTAAATAATGACCTTCCTGCCTTTTCGTGACCTGCAGGATACTTTAAAACTTCCCCTGTCTCTATGTCTGTTGCGTCAAATGCTTTGTTATGGGCAGAAGGATCTATAAACATTTTCTTTACCCAGTGATGCCCCCTACCTCCAGGGTTAGTGGTAGCCCTCATGTACACTGGTAAATCGGGTGCAGTGGACCGTAGACGAGAGCGCATGTAGTTCCATGCGAATGGTGAGGGCCATTGTGTTAACTCGTCAAAGCCTATCCAACTAAACGCTAGACCTTGGTAGCGCAGGACGTCATCTTCCCTATCTAGGTAGGACATCCACAGTCTCGCACCAGAGGGCGCAGTCCACTGCATCTTACGTTCTGACCATTTAATCCCAGGCCATATCTTAGGGTACATTTCTTGTGACTTAAAGATAAGTTCCCTTAATTCTTCCGTAGTATGCCGTAGGAGCAACCCTGAGAAGGCAGGGTGGCCCATATACCTTAATGGGTCAGCAAGCATCGCATAACTCTTACCCCCACCTGCAGAGCCACCATATAGCACCTCACGCTCACCTGCTGCTAAAAAGCTAGTCTGAGGTCCATCATTCGGTTTAAATATAACATTGTGTTGCTCCTCTATTGGTATAGATTCTACAATGCTAACTGGCTTTGGCTTCGGAGTAGCTTTCTTTTTCTTTTGCACCGATACGTTTGGCTTCGATTTCTTCCGCTTTGGCGATTGCCTTTTTCGCATAGTCTGCCCATCTGCGTAGGCTTCCAACTTTGTTTTTTCTTCTTCGCTCATTATCCAACCGTTTCTTGAGTCCTACGTGAGAGATAGATCGTCCTGTATTTCTAGACAACCAGTTAGCTACTTCACGATACGAATACTGTTTAAGATACTTTTTTGCCTCTTCAAGCATGTTGAGTTCGTTCTCAATAGGTTGAAGTATATCAGGATCTTCTTTATCTAATTCATATCCGAATGGTATTGTTCTTGATATACGTGGAATAGCAATCCATTCGTTGTCTTCTTTTATGTCAGTTGGTTGGGGTAACTTCCACTTCTGTAGAGGTTTAGTCATCGTCATCCGTTTGTTTAGGAGGCATAAGCATTACACCACCTTTGGCTTCTACTTGCATCTTCTCTGTTTTAACTAGACCTGTACGATCAAGTAGTTCTTTGGCAGCTTGCATCTTATCACGAATACCTAGCTCAGTAGGATCGTATAATGCATTTACCATTGACATTGCAGCTTTAGGTGCATTACGTGCCATGTAAGTCTGCGTTGCGTCTAGTATCTCTTCTTTAAGTGAATTAACTACCTCAGTAGAAGATGTAGCATCAGAGTACCCTGCAAGTTTCTTTGCGGTTACAATGTCACCACCTGCTTCGTCAAATAAAACTGCTAGTAGTTTCTGTTGTTTCTCAGTTAGTGTTCTTGCCATTATACATCTTTCTTCCAAATAATGCAAGTATAAAATTCATTATACCTCTACCTATTTCTGTTGGTGTTGGCAGTAACCATCCTAGTATGAGTAGAAGCATGACCCAAGGGGGTATGTTTTGGTTACTGATAAGCAGCTTTTCTACTGGCCCTGCTTCTACCTCTTTTATAACTTCTGTTGTTATTACATCTCTACCTGCATTAGTAACTGTCTCTTCTTCATAAGTTACAACAGCCTGTTTATTTTCTTTACCTATTTGTGCATTAGAATTTACTGTAGGACCACCTGATCCTCCTAGCGACATAAGAGTACTCAAACCACAGCCAGATAAAAACAGAGTTAAGACTACCCATCTCACTACATTAACTCAAAATGTGGAGCGTCTATAAAAGGTCTACGTCCTTGTGATCTACGTAAATCTACATAGGCCATCATTGCGTCTTCTGCTGTACCTGAGTACGATCTAATATCTCCCTCAGACCATGCCGCCCCCCACTTAACAGATGCTCCAGTTTCTTCTGCTGCTTGTTTAAAAGCATCACAGATATTATCATACAAGTTTAATTCCCAAGATACATCTGACCCTATATAGGCAACAACATCTACAGCATGGCTAAAGCCATCGTCCTGTAATAAATGTTTACTAGCCATTGTCTGTGATCGTCCTGCAGCTACATTAGCCTTTTGTTCGTCTAAGGTTCTTACGCCTTGTGTAACTCCAAAGTCTATGTCTGTAAGTTGAATAGCTCTTTCTACTACTCCAGTCATAGCAGGATGTACTCCCTCAAGTTTATCCATTGATCTTTGACTTAATCTAAATGTCATCGTGTATCCTTTTTCATTGCTACCTTATTGCCCATTGGCTTTCCTGCCATGTAAGCTGTAGCTCCCATATATGCTGCTACCACACCTGTCTGTGCAATATAAAATAACCCAAGCAAATCTGCTAGGGCATTAACTCTTGCGTCAGATATTAAAGGAGTAAATAAAATAATCGTAAATACAATCATCATTCCCATTGCTACCCACGCCATAAATTTTTGTGACTCAGCTTTTTCTTCACGTAGCTCAACTTCAAGCATACGCTCCTTCATTGCTATTTCTTCTGCTGTGATCTTACCGTCACCATCTACATCAAAATCTATCACCAACTATGATCTCCTGTAACGTCTGGAAGTTTTAGCCGCAGCTTTAGGTTGTTTAGAAAACTGCTTACCTGCTGCTGTATCTTTTCTTTTCTTTGCACTACTAGCTGCGTACTGCGAACTAGACATTCCTTTAATTGCAGCTTCAGGGAGATACCTTTCTCCTGTAGCTTTTGATCCTTGTGTAGAAGGTTTACCACTTTTAGTTCTCCATTTTTGTTTAGTCCAACGATCTAAACTTTGTTGAGGTGCTGACTTAGCCATTAAATAACCACGCAAAAAATATTAAAGCACCTACTCCTGCAGACATTATTAAACCTGTAACCGTCCATGTAATGATAGCTTCCTGTATTTCTGCTTTACGATACTCTTGCTCTTTCTTTTGCTTACGTATCTTCCCCTCAGTGGCTACAAGCTCGTCCCAAACAGATGGACCATAAGTAAAACTAATCCAGTCTTTTAACTCTTGTCTCATAGCCTGTGCTTTCTTTTTAGCGGTAAATATCTCTAAGGCTTCCGCTTCAACAGAACCCCCCATAGCTTTCCACCAAGGAGGGTTCTTATTTTTCTGCTCTAAGTAGGACAAGTCGCTCATGCTACTAGCCCACTGATTTAATTGTCCACCCATTTCTTGAAGGTCTTTTCCAAATTGGAATCCCTTCTTGAGAGCGTTAAATGCTACAGTAGCTCCACCTATAATTGTAACTGGGTCCATTGTAGCCTCTAACTTTTATAACCGCCCCCTGCAGCTTTATACGCTTTAGCGAGCATTTGAGCTTTACGTGCAGACCATTGACCTGCACCACCGCCTTTACTTCCTGATTTTATTCTATTAAAGATATTTTTACGCATAGTAGGTTTAGTATAATTACCTGCTGCATTTACTGTACTACCTTTAGATAATTTAAGTGGTTTAGATTTACGTGCTGTAGTGTTTCGCTTCTTTGTAGCCATATCTTAATATTCTTTCTATATCGTAACGACCTATACCTATATCTCTTAATTCAACATCTGTCATACTGTATAATTGATTACGTGCAATTTTACGTTTTACTGACTCTATTCTTGCCTCAATAATTTTATGGAATAATCTTTTTAACATATCTATCTCCTGTGTTAACGGTAACTTTAGCTACCAGAGATAGTTATATCACATTTAGTTATATCATACTACAGATAAAAATGCAACCCCGTTATGATTTTTTTACAAGCTTCTTAATAATCTTGGTTGTCCATGCTTCATTCTCAGGTGTAGTAGGATCGTCAGATATGTAGTGTCCTTTATCATTACGAGCACGTACCATTTCTGTTTCTTCTACTTCCTCTATAACAGGACCGTTAACAAAGTCCAGTATATCAGAAATAGGTACAGAGGCATCTTTAGATATCCAGTCACCATATCCTCTTTCTCTTTCTGCAATTACTTTGCCATCATCTGACAGTACTTTATTATCTTTAAGTTTCATATCAATCCTTACTATGTTAATACAACCCCACTATGTTCTAGCAGGGTTGTAATGTTTTATGAAAGTACTACTTTAACCGTTACGTTATCACTGGTTGCTGCTAAGATATTCATTATAACAGCGTCACCAATAGCGTCAGGTATTGCAAGAGTGTAATTACCTGCCTCTAGTTCTAAATCATTAGCACCACAGTTTGCTTCTGCAGCACCAAAATTAATTAGAAACTCTTGGTCAGCGTGAAGGTGTACAACTTTAAAACCAGTGCAGGTAAAATGTGCAGTGTTACCTGCAGTATTATCTACGGTTACTTTTGTTTGTACACTCCATTGTAACGTGTTAGGTTGGAACGTGCCTACGGAAGTTGACATTTGTTATCCTTCCTTTAATATACTGAGTATTCTAGCTCAACAGTAAATCGTCCTGCAGAAGCATCAGCATTCAGTGTAGTTGTAGCAGCAGCATACAAATATTTACTTGCAATAGCTGCAGTTACATTAGGTCTAAATATGTGGTAGTTACCTGCTGTGTTGTTAAAGTTAATATCTACTTCAGTAATTGATTGAGTAGCACTTAATTGATCGTTGAAAGATGTAACTCCTGCACCTACAATTTCTGTACCTGAAGATACAGCAGAGTTAGTACCTGTTCCTGATGTTGCACTAAGCTGCAAACTACCTACAAGTGTTTGACCTGCTGCAGTTGTAATACCTACTAATGCACGATGAATAAAGAACTTAGATGCAGTTACAATACCTGATGGGGCATTAGTATCTAGTGTTCCTAATTCTACAAGAACATCACCATCTGCGTAAGCAGAAGCTGTATCTGTATCTGCTAATGATCCTACAAATGTTTGGATCTTACGTGTTCCAAATGAATGTAGTAAACCTGTGCCTGTTATTCCTGTACCGAAAGTTACATTATCTTCGTACTCTTCAATACCTTTTGTAAAAGTTGTTGTTGCCATTTATAAATCCTCCTGTGGTATTACCACGTTGCTTGGCAGAGTGTGGGTTGACCACTTATAGTTATT